TCAAATGTTCCTGGTAGGTTTCCATTTCTATCCATATTTTCGCCAATCCAAGTAGGGAAAACTGTACCTCTACAAATTTCCTCATTTACTTTTAAATCAGTAAGAGTAAGAACTTGCTCTGTAAGAGAAGTATCATTACCTGATGAGAATGAACAAGCAGCAGCAACTATAGGGTCATTAATTCCTAAGTTAGAAATTACAGCTTTACTATTTAAACCATCTATTGTTCTTACATAGCCTTTAGCAACTGTGTCAGGACTTTTAACTGCAGCAGTTACATAAGGCAACGCCAACTTACCTGCGTAAGTATTGTCAGTAACAGTTATATCAAACTGATACTCTTTTGATAAATTATATTTATTGTTCGCCATTTTTTTAAATTTATTTGTTATTAATGTAATATGCTGCTCTTTCCTTAGCAGTCATTCTAGCTAAATCAACTTTTTCTGATTTAGTTTGTGTTTCAGGATTGTGAGTAAAACCCTCAGCTCCTGGTGTTTCTTCCATTTCTGATAACTTAGTTTTTAAATGTTCTATTTCTTCTACTAAGCTAGTAACCATATCTTTAGACATTTCTACTTTTTCTTCTTCAGAAACTTCTTCAACTGTTTCTTCAGTTTCTATAGACATATTTTCTTTATCTGCTTTTAAATCAGCTACAGCATCTTCAAGGTTTTTGATTCTAATTTCCATTCCTTTCCAATCTGCAACATCAGCCTCTTCTGCCATTTCTTCTTTATCTTCTTCTTCAGCTTCAACTTCTTCAGCTTCTTTTTCTTCGCCCATATCTAAGATTTTACCATTGTCATCAATAGTAAGTTTTGCTCCATCTTCCATAGTATATGAACCTGCTGACAAAGGACTAGCTTCACCATCATCATTTACTACAAAAACTTCAGAGCCAATCATAAATTGTTCATCCTCAGTAGCTATAACTCTGCCATCATCTAATATCATTTCAGCATACATTTTAACTTCCTTAGATTCTTCCTTATTGTCAATAGACAATAAAGTTTTGATTTTTTCTAATGTGTCTTTCATTGTAATAGATTTTTATA